CTATTTCTGGAACCACAACGCCGCTACGGCATCATAGACGAAATCCCCGCTCCCATTGTCCGCCACGTTTGCGATCAAGGTCGTGCCGTCCGCCTGGTAGACGCCGCGGTTGTGGCCGCCGCTGGCGCCGCGGCGGCTCACTTCCACCTTGTGGCCGTCGGTGACGTTGGTCGCGGCGAGCACGAGCTTGCGGTCGGCGGTGAGCGCGGCGCCGTCGCGCACGATCCGCCCGTCGGCGCGCGGCGTGTAGGTCGCGTCGGCGTCGGCGGTCAGCTTCTTCACCGCGGCCTGGCCCGCGTGTCGGTACGCCGACGCCGTGTCGACAGCGACCTCGCCCGCGCCGCCTTGCGCGTCGGAGTGATGGAAGAGATTGCCCGCGGCCGAGGGCGCCACCGCGCCGGCGATGGTCGTCGAGCGCAGCCGAAAGCCGCGGTTCCTGTCGATCACCGGATTGGCGCCGAACATCGACAGCCCGCTCTCATTGTCGAAGCGCGCGACCTCGGTCAGCGTACCGGAGCCGATGGGACAGGCGAACACGCGCAGCTGCATGCCCAGATGCGTCGCATCGACCGTCGCGGTCTCGGTCATCACGCCCTGGATGCGGGCGCCGTTGCTGAAGCCGGAGCCCGACGCGCCGCTATAGGGCTGGAAGCTGATATTGCCGATCGTGTCGCCGTTCACGGCGACGGCGGGCGAAGCGATCGTGCCGTGGCCGCGGCGCAGCGTGTAGGCGGGCGCGGTCGCGCCGGACGAATTGTAGGTCTCGACCTGGTTGTTGGCGATGCCTTCGGACTGGATGTTGAACTGGTTGGAGGCGCCGCCCGTGAGCGACAGGCGCACCAGCGCCGACGCGATATAGCCGATCTGCGTGCCCGCGACCGAAAGCCCGATCCCCGAATTCGCCGCATCGTAGAAGACACCGCTGTTGGTGTTGAGCGCGAGCGAAGGCTGCGCGGCCGAGCCGTTGGGCAGCTTCACGCCCGCCGCAAGCGTCAGCGCGCCGCTCGTCCGGTCGACGACCACGGCGTCGGTCCAGCTCGATCCGTCGGGCGAGACCTTGCAATGGAAATCGTCGTCGCCGGTCAACCCGAACTCGGCGCGGCCGGAATAGTTCGTCTGGTAGAGCAGCGAGGCGGTGTCGGACGCCGCATGCTTGTTGAGCTTGGCCTGCAGCGAGCCGCCGATATTGTCGAACAGCAGCGCCGACGACTTGACCGCGAGCTTGTTGGTCGAATCCGCCGACGTGTTGACGCCCAGCATCGCAAGGTTCTCGAAGCTGAGCAGGCTGGTGAGGTCCACCCAGGCCGAGCCGTTGTAGACCAGCAGCACGCCCTCATCGACGACATAGGCGATGAGCCCGGCATAGGGCGCATAGAACCGCCACGCGCCGCCGACGGCGAAGGCGATCCGGCCGTCCTGCCCGGTCCAGTCGCCGCTGCCGGTCGCCTTCACGAGATAGGTGTCGCCGTCGGACGGCGACGGCGGCGGCGCCGACAGGTCGCGGTCGAGCAATCGCGCGCAGGACAGCGCATCGAGCTGCAGCAGCGCCTCGTTATGCGTGACATGCTTCTGCGCCTGCGCCGCGGCGAGAAGCGGGAGAGCTGAGCGGGGGGTGGTGGACATGGGAGTTCCTTTCTTGACCTCCCCCTTGTGGGGAGGTCGAAAAATGCGAAGCATTTTTCGGGTGGGGGACCGGTGCGGGGCGGCGCCCCCACCCGAAATCTCTTCGCTGCGCTACGAGATTTCGACCTCCCCACGAGGGGGAGGTTAAGAAGAAAACCAAACCTCTCCCGTCGTACCGACTCCGCGCCCGACCGTCGCCGAGAGCTGGTAGACGGTGAAGCGGAACGGGGTCGGCAGGCCTGATGGGAAATCGGTCGCGATGTCGGCGGCGGAATAGATCAGCGGCGCCGCGGATTGCGCGGCGAATGTCCGCACCACATTGCCCACCCCGTCGAGCACCTCGACGTCATACGCCTCGACATCCTCGGCCAGCGGCACCTCGGTCTGGTCCCAGCTGTCGCCGCCGATGCGGGTGCGGCGGATCCAGCAGAGCGAGAGGTCGCCGCTCAGCCATCGCGCCGACAGCGCCACCGGCGACAGCGGGCGCAGTCCGACGCCGTCGAACTGCAACGTCGCGCCCTGATACGCCGGATCGGAGATCGCCTTGCCCTGCGGGCCCCAGAGATAGTTGAAGGCGAGCGTGTATTCGTTCTGCTTGAGCGCCAGCTGCGCCAGCGCGCCGTCGAGCAGCACCACGCGCGCGCCGCTCGCGACGGGGGTGCGCATCGCGGTCTCCGTTCCGGCCTGCCCGCGCAAAAACCTGGTCAGCCGCCATTGGTTCGGCGCGGTGAGCGTCGCGGCCGCGTATTGCAGCACCTCCCATTCGCCGTCCGAATTCTGCACCGCCACGGCATTGGCGCCGCCGAGCACGGAGAGATCGTCGAGCGAGGCGCAGCTGCCGTTGTACAAACGGATCGCTAGCGCGCCCGCCTCGTCCCAGTGCCACGCCGGACCGGAATAGAAGCCGGCCATCGTCTCGCCGATGCGCGCGGCCAAGGTCAACGACGTGTCGAGCGCATAGTTGGAATCGCCGGCGCTCTTCAGCACGAGCACCGCGCCCGGCCAGGGACCGGCGAAAGCGCAGACATGCGGTGCCCAAGGCACCTCGTTGCCGGTGAGCAGCGGCAGGTCGAGGAACGCCACCAGCGCCCTGCCCGTCTGGCAGACGCCCTGGACCACGCCCGGCGCGCGTTGCGGCCCGGTCAAAGGTTCGTATACGGACGGATCGGTCGCGACCGCGGCGATCTTGCGCGCGCCGGAATCGTCGATGCCGGTCAACCTGAGCCGCCGCACCCGTCCGCCGGCGTCGAGCAGAACCTCGTCGGTGGGATCGAGCGCGAGCGCCGACGGCGCCAGCGCGAAGGCCGCGCTTTCGCGCATCACCCACGCGTCCATCAAGAGGCGCTGGCCGATGCCGATCGCCTGGCCCTGGTCCAGCACCAGCGGCAAGGCCGATGTGGCGACGCGGTCCGACGAGCCGACGAGACGGCGCGCCTCGGCGACCGCCTGGCGGTAATCCGCGTCGGCGACGATATAGGTGATGCGCGAGGCGACCGGCAGGTCGGTCTCCTGCGCGCGCTCGAGCGTGAAGCCGAAGGACGGATCGCCGTCGGGCGGGACCAGGTCGCCCTCGGCGAACGACGCGGGGTTGGCCTGGCCGCGCATGACGAAGCGGACCAGGCCCTCGCTCTCCACGCCGTCGAAATGATAGGCGAGGCCGAGCGGCGCGATCGCATCGCGCGGGCTCATCGTGTCGGTGACGGCGAAGCCGGTGACGAGGCCCGCGAGGTTCGAGACGTCGACATCGTCGAACGTCGCATCGGCGCAGAGCGCGGCGACGAGGTCGGACAGCTCGACGGCGCCGAGCCGTCCGTTCAGCCAGTGGCCGTATTGATAGTTCGCGGCGTCGCCCCAGATGTCTGCGCGCGCCGGGAAGAACGGGAACGGCCGCGCGTCCCAGCACCACACGAAAAGCCGCGTCGTGTCGACCATCGGCGCGGCGTAGACCGCCGACACCGGATTGTCCGCGCCGCTCCAGTAGGAAAGATGCGCCTCAAGGAACACCCGCTGGATCAGATCGTCGCGCTCGCCGTTCGAATAATAAGGCAGCGCGCTCTCCGACGATTTCGGATCGAAGAAGACGTTGGGCTGGTTGGCGCCCTTGTCGACGGCCGGGCAGCCGAGCTCGCAGAACCGGATGGGTTTTCCTTGCGGCACCCAATCCGTCGCGCTTGCGCTCTCGCTGCCGTCGGGGCGGTCGTGGTGCGCGTTCGCCCACCAGTTCCAGAAATCCTTCGCGCGGAAGACCCAGGGCTTGCCGAGCCCGTCGGTGATCGGCGTGCGCGCCTGGCTGTCGCGGTCGGCATCGCTCGCGTAATACCAATCGTAATCCTCGCCGCCCCTTATGTTGCGCGTCAGGTAATCGAGATCGTGGATCGAGGTCGGGCCGTTCGCGGCGTCGTAGTCGAGGCCCGCGGTGCCGTCGCGCCAATCGGCAAGCGGCAGGTAGTTGTCCACGCCGACGAAATCGATGTTCGCGTCAGACCACAGCGGATCGAGATTGAACAGCAGCGCGCCGGGCGCGTCGCCCGTCTGGTGGTTGGCGTATTCCGACCAGTCCGCCGCATAGCCGATCCTGGTGTCCGGGCCGAGGATCGCGCGCAAATCGGCGGCAAGCGCCCTCAGCGCCGCGACGGCGGGATAATCCACGGCGCTCGAGCGCAGGCGCGTCAGCCCACGCAGCTCCGAGCCGATCAGGAACGCCTCGACGCCGCCCGCCGCCTGGGCGAGCAGCGCATAGTGCAGCACCATGCGCCGCCAGCCCCAATCGGCGCCGCCGGTCCACGACACGCTTGTTCCGTCCACGGAGAAATCGCCCGCGGCCGCCGCGCCAAAGAATGCGTCCACCTGCGTCGCGGCGTCGGCTGTCTTGTCGGGCGAGCCGGGCTCTCCCGGCGGCGGATCGCAGGTGATGCGCCCGCGCCAGGGATAACCGTCCATGTCCATGAACAGGAACGGGCAGAGCATCACCGCGAGGCCGCGCGCGTTGAGGTCCGCGATCGCCTCCACCACGCTCTCGTCCGACGGCGTGCCGCCATAGGCGGGGATGCCGTTCACCTGGCTCACCAGATGCGCGTCGGGACGCGCGACGCCGTCGACACGCCAGACCTGCGGATAGGTGTCCTTCGTCGCGGTCTCCACGCCGGGCTTGATCGTGCATTCGCCGCAGCGCGTGTCGCTGCCGAACCAGCCGACGACCAGCGACACGGCGTGCAGGTTGGGCGCCAGGGCCTGCAGTTCGTCGAGCGAGGCGTCGACATCGGCCTCGCCGGCGGAATTGTGCGCGTTCTGCACCAGCGTGGTGCCGTCGCCGTCGTCGGCGGTGACGACCTCGCTCGCATAGACGAACTCGCCGGCGCCCGGGATCAGCGCCACCGCACCGAGCGTGTTCTCCAGGGAGTCCGGGTCGGCGCTGGAGATGCTGCGGATCATTTCGAACTGCAATTGCGGGATGCGGTTGCCGAACTGCTCGAGCGCCATGTCCTCGAACACGATATAGGCAAGCCCGCGATAGGCGGGGGTGTTGCCCGTGCCCTCGATCTCCTCGACCAGCGGATCGAAACCCTGCGCCTCGTCGCCGGCATAGAAGCGCGTCGTGAATTGGGTGAGGTCGATCGGCGTCCCGTCGGCCCAGACGCGGCCGATCTTCGTCGCCACCCCGGCACAGAGTCCGACCGCGAACGAGATCGAATATTTGTAGTCGGTCTCGGTGACCGTGACCTTCGGCCCGCCCTTGCCGCCCTCGTCGGTCGTCGTCGTGACGGCGGTCTCTTTGTACTGCGTCGCCCATAGCAGCTGCCCCGCGACGCGCACGCGCCCGTAGAGGCGCGGGATCGCGGCACCTTCGGTCGAGGCCTGGATGTTGACGTCGCTGAGGCGCGGCCCGGTGCGGTGGACGGTCTGGCCCGGCATCAGCGCGCTGTCGATCTCGCTGCCGATCAGCGTGCCGATCGCGCCGCCGATCTGCGCGCCGGTGATGGTGGCGCCGAACAGCGTGAAATTGCCGAACAATTCCGGCCCGATCGCGGACCCCGCGATACCGAGAACGAGAGATGCCATGGGGAATCCTTCGCCTCCCCCTCGTGGGGAGGTTAAAGCTCGCTACGGCGTCACGCCGTATCTTGCATATTCGTCGGCGATCTTCGGATCGATCGCCTTCGCCGCGGCGATGTCGGCGTCGCCGCCGGTGGCGTCGCGGGCGTTCAGACGGGCGAGTCCATGTAGATAGAGCGACCGCGCAAATTTCGGGCGTTGCGCCAATACGGCATCGCAGTCGCGGATTGCGTCGTGGTAGTCGCCGCGCCGGAAGAACACCAGCGCGCGCGAGTCCAGCGTGTCCGGATTGTCCGGCCGGAACTGCAGCGAGGTATCGCAATCGATCAGCGCCTCGACGAGCTCCTGGCCCCATGTCGCGCGCGTCCAGCAGCTGTCGTTGTACAGCCTCGCATCGTCCGGCCGCTTGGCGAGCGCGCCGCCAAGGTCGGCAAGCGCCTTCCCGAATTGGCCGGCGTCGCGATAGTGCCCGGCGCGCGCCACGACGTAGTCGAGAACGTGCTCCGGATGCACGGAGCGCGAATCGAGGATGGTGGTGCAGGCGAGCGCAGCACGTTCCGGCGACGCTTTCTCGATCGCGCCGCCCAGGCATTCCCGGTCCAGGTCGATCGGATAAGTATCCGCGTGCGCGGCCGAGACCAGCGCGGCGAGAATGAAAAACATGACTCTGACGATCATGGCCGCCCCTCCGGCCGCAACCTACTATAGCCGGAACGCGAAGACGAGCTTGCGCCGCCACGGCGGCGACAGCGCCTCCTCGCTCACGCGCTTGTTCTGGCGGGCGTGGATGAGGGTGAGCGCGCCGCCCTGCCCGGCCACGATGCCGCAATGTTTCGCCGGCCCGCGCGGCGTCATGCGGAAGAGCGCGACGTCGCCGGGGGCGATGCGCACGCGCGCGATCTCGTGCAGGTGGCGCGTCATCGCCGCATATAAAGTCTCCGCGCCGGTCGCCTCCGCCCAATCGGGCGAATAGGGCGGCGCGTCCTCCGGCTCCGCGCCCCGGAACTCGCGCCACACGCCGCGCAACAGCCCCAGGCAGTCGCAGCCCACGCCCTTGACGCTCGCCTGGTGCACATAGGGCGTGCCGATCCAGGAACGAGCGATCTCGATTATACCTCCTCCTTGTGGGGAGGTTATTTTCTCTTCCTCAATTCCCATACCTGCTCCCTCCATCCAGATCCTGTCCGGTCACCGGATAGGCGACGACCGCGTCGTTGCCGGGCATGTAGGGGAAGCCGCGGAAGTTCAGCGCGTTGTCGAACTTCGCCTTGCAGGTCGAGAACTGCTTGTCGCAGCCCGCGGTGATCGTGAACGCGTCGCCGGGCGCCACCGTCTCGCTCATCGCCTGCCACAGTTCGATGCTGACCGCGCTCGCCGAGAGCGCGTGGCGCTTGACCTCCATGCCGCGCCCGGAATTGGCGCCGGAGGTGAAGACGATCTTGCCGCCGCCGAACCAGCCATCGGCATAGGCGCCGAGCCCCGAAACGATGAAGCGCCGCGCATCGCTCGCGCTCGCCACCGTGCCCGTGCCGGTGAAGGTCGGCCCGGCCAGCGCGATCGTGCAGCGCGCATCGCCCAGATCGGCGTCGCAGGAATAGCCATAGGCGCGGCCGACGCTCTGGTTCAGCCTGTGCGCCAGGCCGCGCACCTCCGCCTGGAACGCGCTTTTGCCGCGGCTGACCTGGCCGAGATTGCCCTTGCGCATCAGCACGCGCTGATCGGCGGCGCACCAGTTGACGCGCCAGATCTCGATATCGGCGTCGTCGTAGAGACCGGCCGCGAGATCGCCCTCGTTCAGCGACGCCGAGGACAGCGCGCCCGCGACGGTCAGATTGTCGACCGCGAGCCCGAGCGTCGACTGCACCTCGCTCGCGGTGAACCCGCTCGCCGCTTCGTAGGTCGTGCCGTCGAAGGCGAGCGCCGAATCGTGATCGGTGAAGCCTTGCACGAGCGCGTCGCCGCGCACGATCTTCCAGCACCAGCACAGCGTGGTCGTGCCGGAGGAGAGATGGGATTGGAGGCCGGGAGGAAGGGATTTCATCTTGCTCTTTCACCTCCCAACACAAAGGTGTCATGGCCCGCGAATGCGGACCACCCAGGTGATGCCGGCTCGGTTTCAAGGAATTGCACGCGGAGACGCGGAGGCGCGGAGGTTCTCTCCACTCCGCGCCTCCGCGTCTCCGCGTGAATCTTTTCAGACGTGCAGAACCCAGCTGGGTGGCCCGCATTCGCGGGCCATGACGATTTTATTTGGGCTTTCACACCAGCACCTCCACGATCGGAATGCTCGGCATCTCGCCCGCTTCGAAGCTGGCGAGATTCACCAGCAGCGAATCCGTGTCGAAGCGCACTGCGGCGTCGAACGCATAGCCTGCGGTGATCGCGGCACCGCTCGCGGGCGGCGACGTGAAGCTCACCAGCCCCGTCGTCGTGTCGATCGCGACGGCGCCGACGAGCTCCACGCCCGCGACCGCGATGCGCACCGATCCGGCGACGGGCTTGACGATCCGGCGCACCCAATTCGCAGGTCCGGAGACATAGGTCTTGACCAGCTGGAACCCAGTCGTCGCGCCGTCGCCGGTGCCGATCGCCTGGTCGAGCGGCGAGAGCGTTCCGCCCGGCGCGCAGGATTGGAAATCGGCGAAATCCTTGAAGCGGAAGCCGTAGAGCCGGCCGAGCCGCGCCTCGAAGAACGCGGTGACGAGCGCGAGGTCGTCGAGCGTCTTCACCCCCGAGCCGACGTCGTAGCGGCGGCGCGAATTCGCCCACACCGCATTGCGCTCCTCGAAGCCGGAGCCGAGGGCGACGATCTCCGTCTTGCGCTCCGGCCCGCCGGTGGAGCCGAACGCGATGGACGTGGGAAATCTCACTTCATGAAAAGTCATGGCGTTCCTTCACCTCTCCACAAGGGGGAGGTTCATCTTTTTCTTCACAAATTCCTCTGCCCTCTCGCCAGCGCGCGCGACATCATCGCGGCGATCTGGGTCTGGGATTTGAGGAAGCTCGCGGCGTCCTGGGTCTGCACGTTCATCACGATCTGCGGCCGTGCGGATTTGAGGTCGGCGTTCGAGGTGACCGTGCCGGCGCCGGCGGGCGTGAAGAGCTCGGGCCCCTGCTCGCCGACGAGATAGGTCTCGCCCGCGCTCACCGGCCCGCCCGAAGCGAGCGCGCCGCTTATCGGCATCAGCGAGCTCGCGATCGAGCTCACGATGCCCTCGATCGGCTTGACGATGAACTGGCTGATCGCGATGCGCTCGAAATCGGCGAGGATGGCGCTCACCAGTTGGTCCATCGAGAGCTTGCCCGACACCGCCGCGCGCGCGATCGTGTTCGCGACCGCGTCGAAGCTCTTCGTCACCGCGTTCTCGATCGAGGTCGTGGCGTCGGTCACCGGGCCGCTCGCGAAATCGGCGAGCGCCTTGGCGGCGGCGGCGAGGCTCGGGTCGTCAGCCATCGGGATGCTCCTTCATCATGCGTTCGAATTCGCCGCGGGCGAGCGGCGCGGCACGGCGGGCCCCGCGCGCGGCGACGGCGGCGCGCCATTCCGGGATCGACATCGCCCAGAAAATTGCGGGCGCCAGGCGCATCGCGCCTATGCCGAGCTCGAGGACGGCGCTCCAGCGAAAGGGCCGCAATGCGCGCTTTCCGTCTGCGGCAGCGCCGCCGCGTCGAACGCGCCGCGCACCGCCTGGATCAGCGAGCCCAGGTCGCAGGCGAGCGCGAGCACGTCGCCCGGCGCGATCTCATGCCCGCCGCCGCGCAGCAGCGCCGCCGCGACGATCGCGAAATCCTGCGCCCGCGCCTGCGCCAGGCGCTTGGAGATATCGGCGAGATCGGCGAGCCCGAGCCCGTCCTCGATCTCGGCCAGCGCGCCGAGCGTGAGCAGCATGCGATAGGTCGCGCCGCCGGCGACAAGCTCGGCCTCGCCGCGGATCTTGTTGGGCATGTGAATCTCCTTTTTTACCTCCCCACAAGGGGAGGTTCAACTACAGCGCCGTAAACGTCACCGCCCCTGCGCTTGCCAGCGACAGCGACAGCTTCACCTCGCCGTCATACGGGCCGTCATATTGCAACGAGGCGATCTTGAACGGGCCCGACACGGTGCCGAAGCCCGGGATCACGATCTGCCAATTGGCGAGCGTCTGGTCGAAGAAGCAGCCGCGGATTGCCGCGTCCGACGCGGCGTCCTTGAACACGCCCGAGCCCGACACGGTCGCCGACTTGACGCCGGCGGAGAGCAGCTCGCGCCACATGTCGGCGGAGTCCGAATTGGTGACGTCGATCGTCTGCGCGTTGAACGCCAGCGTCGTCGCGCGCAGTCCCGCGACCGTGGTGAAACTCTCAGGATCGCCGCCGTCGCCGATCTTGATGAGCAGGTCCTTGCCGCGTTGTGCGGTCATAGTGGTTCTCCTTCCAACAATCTTTATTGCGGCTCCATCACCGCCCTGAACCGCAGCACCGCGCGGGTCGTCTCGCCGTCGCTTTCGCGGGTGAAGTCGGTGGCGAGGTGGCGGATGCCGATCAGCGCCTGGCCGGTGACGTCGAGCTCGGCGCCGTCGAGCGCATCCTGCACCGCCTGGGCGGCAAGCTTCGCCTCCTTGTGGCCGTCGGCGCGCGACCAGACATGGACCTGCAGCGCATGCTCGCTGCCCTTTTCGGTCGCGGTGCTCCAATCGCTCGCCGCATCGTCGCCGATGACGCAATAGGGAAACGCCGCGCCGCGCGGCGGCCGATCGAAGATGCGCGCGCCGAACGCTTCCGCGATCTCGTCGTTCGCCGACAGCGCGGCGAATACCGCCTGCTGCAATGCCCAGCTCGCGCTCATGGAAGTTCCTCGCAGAGAAGCGTCATCACCGCGCTCTTCGGCCCCTCGTCGATGAGCGTGTGGATGCGGAAGAGGCGCGGGCCGACCGCGACGCGCTGGCCTGCGGCGACGTCGCCGCGCCTTCGCAGCGCGATGCGGTGGCGCACGCGCGATTCCAGCCGGTCGGGCCCGAACGCGTCGCTGCCGCCGAGCGGCGCGAGCGCGATCCAGACGGAGGCGAAAATCTCCCAATCGTCGCTGAACCCGCCGCCGCCGTCCGGCGAGAGCGTGTTGGCGAGCAATTGGGCGCGTTGGTTGAGAGAGCCGATCATGGTGTTTCTTTCACCTCCCCCTTGTGGGGAGGTTCAGTCAAAGCTTGAAAACCCTGTACGGCGCGAGCATCGCCTGCGCGATCTGCACCGGCTCCTCCGCACCGTCGCCGCGGTTGGCGTAGAGTTCGGCCGCGATCTCCAGGATCGCCTCGCGGATCGGCGCCGGCACGTCGTCCGCCGTGCCGCCATAGCCCGCATCGAACGCGATCGCCACGGCGTTGCGCCGGCGCAGGTCGAAGGAAGGCGCGGTGAAGCAGTCGAACACCACGCGGCCCGGCGCCGACGCGGTGTCGACGAAATAGCGCGACGGGTCGACGGCATTGGCCGTGTTGTCGCGCGCATAGGCCGTGACGGCGCTCACCGCCTGCAGCGGCGGCAGCGGAACCTCGGCGACGCCGTCGCCCGGCCAGCAATCGCTCCACAGGATCCAGCTCTGGGCGACGAGCGCGCGTCCCATATGCCATTCCGCCCGCGCCCTGGCCGCGGTGATGAGAGTCGCGATGAGCGCGTCGTCGTCGGCCGTGTCGACCTTGAGATGCGCCTTCGCCTCGTCGAGCGTGACGGGTTCGAGAGAAGGAGGGGTGATGAGTTGGAGGGGCATGCCGTAAAATCCCAGAAAAATTGTCATCCCGGAAGCCGCGCAGCGGCTGTCCGGGACCCATCGAGACATGTCCCGATGGGTCCCGGCACGCGCTCCGCTTCGCTACGCTGGCCGGGATGACAGGTTATTAGGAAGCCGCGAACTTCATCAGCTTGATCGCTTCGAAGTTCTGCACGCCGCCGCCGACGCGCTTGGTGGTGTAGAACAGCACGTAGGGCTTCGCGCTGTAGGGATCGCGCAGCACGCGGATGCCGACGCGGTCGACGACCAGGTAGCCGCGCGCGAAATCGCCGAACGCGATCGAGTACGAATTCGCGGCGATGTCGGGCATGTCCTCCACCTCCGTCACCGGATAGCCGAACAGCGTCGCCGGCTGCCCGGCGCTCGTGCCCGGCTGCCAGATGTAGTTGCCGGTGGAGTCCTTGAACTTGCGCACCGCGCTCTCGGTCTTGCGGTTCATCACCCAGCGGCCGTTGGCGCGATAGCCCTGCTTCGGCGCGTAAGCCAGGTCGAGCAGCGCGTCCGACGGATTGGACGAGGCGAAGGCGCCCGCCGCCCCGCTCGCGATATAGCCGAGCTTGCCCCACACCCAGGAACCGTCGGCGACGGTCGTCGAGGCGAGAAAGCCGGTCGG